AACCTTGGAACGTTATGGATAACAGGGAAACCCATTGTTAGCCACTCCAGAATACTATAATTGTATTCATTGTTTACCTGATGTTGCACGACAATGGCATCCTTAAATGCGCGAGCTGCATTATTCATATTCGCACGGGGCATAAGCTGAAGTTTATTATCACGAAGAATTGTTAAATTTGGTGCAACACTCGTCTGAAAATATGGATTGTTCTTTAACTTCTCGCCATTTACAACAATCGCCGTTTCCACCAATTCTGGGGATTTGCGATAATACGCTTCTAACGCCATAATCGGAATAATTGAATTCTTCTGGAAACTAATATTTGGTTCCATAACTACAAACTTTCGAGGAGACGATTTAGTCAGCATAGAATCGTCATAGACCTTTCCTAAATCCTTGATAAAACGCGTGTCCCATAAGTATGGTGCTATACGAACCCTATTAATTATTCCATTGATACTGCCAGCATATTGTGCATGCATATCGTAATGTGGGCTTACCCAGATTTCATCTAATTCGCCAGCAACGTGATGACTAAAATTCACACCACTGTAAAACGTTACAGTTTCAATATCGATGTTCAAAATATTGCCTAAATATAATTTTGCAACGACTACACACATCTGTTTAAAGAATCGCCTAATAGTCGGGTCACAACTCATAGCCACCTCAATATATGCATGGACCTTGAACTGATTTTTAATGTATGTATTAAAATCTATTAAGCGAAATGTATCGTGAATCTTCGCATCCTTATTATTCTCATTGTTATCCACCAGAAGCCACGGCTCATAACCTAGTTCTTCAAACATTTTGTAGATAATATATACATTTTGGAATAAACCATTTGCCCAGATATGTTCATCAGGGATTCGCACAGTTGTCAAAAATATGCGTTTCTTTTCAAATTGGGGTATATTTGGCGGTACCGTTGTCTTAAGGGTTTGTACTACAAGCCCTGAGCCGCTGCTCAAATGAGGGAAATCCATTACTACTATTCTTTAAAGAAGGCAAGTCTTAGGCCGGCACAACTTTGAAAACGCCGCGTAAAACTTAACTCCCGAAACTGTAGACTATAACCGAAGCATATGCTAAGATGAGTGCCGTTGCGAATGCCCTCGTGGTCGTTTCCGAAGTTGTCCTTAGCGCATACCCACTCTTAATTAAACTTGTGGATGCCAGTATTTTTTTCCAAACGGGGCTTCGTATGGTAGTTTACACAGTGTTAGCAGCTTTAGCTGCGCAAGCCACAGGGAATCCTCTTTTAGCAACAACACTCTTTTCCACAGAATCTATTGCAACTGGTCTATTAAATATCCTACACGTTGTATCCAGTTACACGGCATTTGAAAAACTGGCGGCGGGCAATGCTATGGCTCTTTTCTATACATACCCCGTGTGGAACATCCTAGGTTCCGCATTTCTCTTTGGTGAAACATTTAACGTAGCATCTATACCGTGGATTGGTATAGCCCTCGCAGGTGCGATTGCTGTCGCACATCCAACGTCTACAGATTGGAATATATTAGGAGTTACGATGGCGCTTGTTGCCGCCTTGACAGAAACTTGTATTTATCTATGGTTTAAGAATCGCGCAGCCGATGAAACCGACGAGCGAGGGCCCTGGACAAAGATGATTCAAATGTATGGCTCTAGCAGTGTTATATGGACACTTGGTGCGATTGTCTTGGCAACATTAGGATTTCTTAGCGCGAACACATTTGCAGTTAGCAGCAGCGGCCTGGCAGGCATTCTTCTTTTCAACTCTCTAATCGGATTTGTAGGATACGCGCTCCGCTTTTACTTGATTCCAAAAGTAAATACGGTTGTATTTAGTTCTCTCAGTTTCTTAGGTGTCCTCTCCGCATATGGATTTGGATGGCTGGGTGCGAATGAAGTTCCATCACTCATACAAATGGCCGGCGCGTTAGCAATTATTTTTGCGAATACAGTGCTATTAAGTAAAGAGACAGTATGAGCAGCCGTAGCGGCGGATTAATGGAACTTGTATCACGTGGAAAAAAAGACGTATTCTTTACATCCAATCCTAGTGTGAGTTTCTTTCATAGTGTCTACAAAGGTTTCGCCCCATTTACCAAGGAAATTTATACAATAAAACCACGCAATGTCCCGGAATGGGGGCATTCTGTAGATTTCGATATCGATCATCGTGGTGATATCGCTAAGAATTTTTTTATACGGTTGAAGTTGCCTACATGGTTGCCAACATCTGCGGTTGAAGCGAATCAAAAGGGAATCGTCACAGATTACGACGGTATCACCTACGGCTATGTAAATAATGTAGGATTCCTAGCAATTCGCAAAATACAGTACTTTACAGACAATGTCCTACTTCATGAAACATACGGGGAATACCTAGATTGGCGGCTTCGCTCTTCCTACGAATTTGGAACGACATATCTTTTTTCTAAGGAAATCGGATCGTATTCTGAATCCGCTTTGTCTATAGCGCGAAGCAGTACGCCAAGTGAACTCCGTGTTCCTATTCCACTTTTAGGATGGCAGCACATACAAGACCCTGGTCTACCTCTCGCAGCAATGCGTGACACACGTTTACGAATTCGCGTGCATCTGCGAAAGTTGGAGGAACTGGTCGTTGCATCCGATAGGCGTCTACGTCCTGCTCCATGGAATGGAATGCCGTTGAAAATTCAATCTGTGAAGGGCGGGTCTTATGATACATCGCAAGTCACGCTTCCTTACAGTTCGCTTCGTGCAATAGATATTTCTCTAGAATCTACACGACTCTATGTTCCACAAGACGTTGTTACATTTTTAAAGGCGGGTGCTCTACAATTACCATTTTTGCATACACAGTTTGAGAGTCATACCATACCTGATAATGTCCTTACTGCTGCCAATAATGGTGCAGTGAATTTCCCGATTCAAGTGGAGTTTGAGGGTCCCGTAGATAGACTTCTTATGGCAATTCGGAGTGAAGCATCCACATTGGCAGGAGATCTTACGAATCTATCCTCTCCTGTTATTCCCAATGCAGACCCCGTGCTTTTCCAGAGAGGTGACCCTTTTATAAGAACGATTCGCCTTAATATTGCGAACATAGACCGTATAAAACAGTGGAATCCGGCATTCTTTCGCGAAACAACATCCTATTGGAAGAATCGTCGGATGCCTCTGGATCTTGTTAATCCACGCTTACCAGCAGAAATATATACAATATCGTTTGGAGGATTCGATTACGGTGTCCCTGCTGGGACAACAAGTTTTTCGCGCGCTATACTTCCTACACTATGGCTATCGCTAAATGCCACGCCGTACGATAGACGCAATACGAGTCGGAAGGCGTTCGCACTCATCTATGCTGAATCGTGGAATATTCTTGAACTCAAAGGCGGGCGCTGTGCCTTACTCTTTGATGAATCATAACTGTCAAAAAATTGAACCATCGAAAGAAGTTCTGCAAACTTAGCGATTACCTAAACATTCCTTCCAAAATTCTTTCAAATGCTTCCCGCCACGCATTCCACGCGTCGCGCGCCTCCTTCCTTTCCTGCAAATGCGGCCGCTGCGTTCGGTCGTCGTCCTCCCGCAAATGGGGCGTTTGATAACGCGGCATCATCTGCATTTAGCCGTGACAAAGCTCGCGTAATCAAGGATGCTACCGGTTTCGATTCTGCAGCCAAGACTGCATTCGGTGGCCGCGGACGAAATGACCTTGATTCTACGGCTTCTTCTGCTTTTGGGGACCAGGCCAATTCGGCATTTAGTGGTGACAGGTCCTCTACAAGCACATTTCAAGATGCGGCTGCGAGCGCATTTGGAAAGAAGGAGCGACGCGTAGATAAGTACGCGGATCGCCCTCCGCCCAAACAAATCGTAAGGGCGAATAATCTTGGCGCAATTATGGATCACTTTCTAGCTGGTTCACTTCCTGCATCCGATCGTTCCTGGAGTGAGAGCGCATTGAATAAAAAGCGTATTGCTTCAGCTTCAGCAAAAAAGGCAGAACCGTTGGACAGCCAGGATAATACGGCATTTCCTACACTCGGTGTAGTGCATGATGCTGCAAAGGTGAAGGTGCTTAATAAGAGTTTCGCAGATCTTATGAAGGAGCGTGTTGCAGAGGAGGAGGCCGCAGAAGTAAAGGCTGCCTACGATAGAAGTGTTGCAAAAGAGGCTGAAAGACGCAGTGCGCTGGACCGCAGGAATATGATTCATATCCCCCGTCATACTACAGCAAATGTGTACGTAGCAAAGGAAGAGGAAGATGATGTTGTAGACGAGAAATCTCTAGACTACGTTTGGCCTGGAGAGAAGCAGAAAGCGTATACTCCTAACGAATATGAGGATATTGAAGATAAGCCCGAGGAGGAGGAAGACGATGCGGTAGACGATGACGAATAAAACCAAACCATACATAAATGGCCCTAGTGCCTATACGCCAACAATTTATATACGATCTATCAGGTGTAAAAAGCAAAAGTTTTTCAGATATTTTGCAATATCGCCGTCAATGGGAGACATTTGAGCGGGTGGAAAATTACGATGATATAATTTTTCAACGTCTTTCCGATGGATATCGAGACAAGTTGTATTATCAATTTACGAGCCGTCAAGAAGCAAATGATTATTATCTAGGCCAGGCTGCACATATACGGCGTTACCCTAGTGAAGCGTCAAATGGGTTATTCACGTCAATTCGTGATAGACCTATGCCAAATGTGCCTATAAAAGCGTCTGTTCCAAATTACGGTCAAGTGTCTAATGGGTTGTCTATGAGCTCAAGTATAAGTGCGGGTGATAACACTCTTCAACTGGCGGATATGACCACGTATTTAAATGTGAGTACGTACAATTCTTCACACGTATATAAATATATATTCACGAGTGATCTTGAGAAGATGGCGTATCATCGTGCGGAACGCGTTTTACGACAGGCCTCGAATTAATACGAGGTCGCCGGCTCGCCACTTCAGAAACTTTTCCAGAGTATATCCAACTATGAACTTGAACATTTAATGAATGGTCAAGTTGATATTCTTGCATAATGCTGTCCCATAGCGCAAGTTGTCTTTCCCGTAGATGCAAATTAAGTAAGGATTCCATTGCTTCTATAACTAATTAATTTGAAAAAGTTCAAATTTTTAGACACGCAGAGAGGCCATAATATCCTTAATATTTGGCTTAAACTTTACACGCGCATTCGCGAGGCAACCATTGGTCTTAGAAATCATATGCTTATCCTCGTCAGGAATCTTCTCAAGATCTC